TCATAAAGGTCGCCGTAGATGAATATAACATTTATAGGAAAAAACAATGAGAAATATACTTTTATCCACATTCCAAAAACCGCAGGAAAAAGTGTCAGCGCATATATATTCAAACATGCAAAAGAATACTATACCTTACATGATGATTCTCATGCAACAGTTGAAGAAATAAGATCACTAGGCAAAGACTTAGGTACAACATTTGCTATTTCAAGAAATCCCTATTCGCGTGTAGTAAGTTTATATAGATATCTATACGAAAGTGATATTAGAAAATTAGCAAAACAATCAGACCCGTTCTTTAATACTGTTTCAAATCTTGACTGGTACCACAACTGGAAAAATCAATATGGTCCAATGTCATTTAGAGAATTTTGTAACCAATTACCTCATGTTCCTTTAGGCCGGCCACAACATCCATATGTTCCGGTTGATATATTATTTAGATTTGAAGAATTGGATAAATTAAACAGTTTTATTAAAGAATGTTTAGGAACAACAGAAGACTTATATCATTTAAACAAAACAGGCCCAAGTACATATAGACGATACTATAATAAACATTGTGAAAAGATAGTATACAATATATACGAAGATGATTTTAAATTACTAGGTTATTCTAAAGATATAAATATTACTACATAATTGGTGTGTTACTATGACTAAAAAATTAGAAGAATTATTAGACTTACCTGATTCAAAAGAAATTATAGAAAAAGCTGAGTCACAAGAAAAAGATCAAAAGAAGCATGATGTAGAACGTCAAGAAACGTTTAATACAATGGCTGAATTTGATAAAATTTCAGCAGCGTTACCGCATGTAAAAGGGCTTGGTGATAAAGCAGATGAAGAATTAGAAGACATTGCAGACCGTGCTTTAAACGCATACGAAGATCTAATGACATTAGGAATGAATGTTGAAAGTCGTTATAGTGGCAGAGTATTTGAAGTTGCAGGTAATATGCTCAAGACTGGCTTAGATGCAAAAACTGCTAAATTAGATAAAAAATTAAAAATGATTGAACTGCAACTCAAAAAAGAAAAAATGGACAAAGAAAATAGCGGTGTAGACGACGGATTAATTAGTGGAGAAGGTTACGTAGTTACTGATCGCAACAGTCTCTTAGAGCGTCTAAAAGGTCTTGATAAGGATAAATAACATATAATAGGATAGTTAACATGAGATCATTTAGCGATATTTTAACAGAATCAAAAAAAGTTTATAGCTTTTTAATCAAGGTTGCAGGAGAGCTACCAGAAGGTTGTGAAGCTCAAATGAAAACTTGTTTAGAAAGATTTAGTCTAAAGAGCTGTTCAGCAGGTAAGAAAACACCAATACAAGAATCACCATTGGATTTCCCTACACTAAAGAACATGGAAGTACATACCTGGGAAGTTGACGTAAACTATCCTACAACTAGAGAAGTATTAGAAAATTACATTGCTGCTAGTTGTAAAATTCCAGCAGCACATATTGTTGTTAGAGTACCAGGTGAACCATTAGAACTACAACAGCAGCCTAAAAACGAAGAGCCATATGAGTCTATGTTAAACACAGAAGACATGGGCGGCGAAAGTGCTCAAAAAGATGCAGGCGGCAACAGAGTAATGGACTTATTAAAAGAACTAGAAGTTGCACGTAAGGAAAGAGAAATTGATCCTGTAGAAGGAATTACACCTGGCGAAAGCAGCGATATTACAAACGAAGAAAACGCTACTAGCGTTATAGGGAGTTAATTATGAGCAGTATGCTAGACATTCTAAAAAACTTTGATGAAGCTGAAAAAGGTAACAAGCCAGCAGCAGCCGCAGAAGTCGGAAGCATGAAAGCAATTTTAGAATCAATCCAGGCAGTTGACGAGTGTGGTGACATGCCAATGGAAATGCCAACACAAATGCCACAACAAGGACAGCCTGTAACTGTTAGCGTTACTGCATCAGGTAAAGATAATGTTGCTGATCTAATATCATTAATGCAAAAAGCAGCTGGTATAGAACAGCATGTAGATATGCCGATGGCACATGACGCACATATCGATTCAGCTTCTCATAATATTGAAATGCCAAGCAGTGATCAAGAAATGGACATGGATACTATGAGAGCCATTATGGCAGCAGGCGAAAAAGATGATGAGCCTGAAATGGATATGGAAAAAGAAGAATGGGACAACGCACCTGACGAAGAGTATGGTAGCGAAGATGATGTTCTTACAGTTGGAGACGACTTACATAGACCAAAAGATCCTAAAGCAATCCGTGCAAAAGATCCTGCAATGGAAGCACTTGCAGATTCATTAAAAGCAGGCTTGCGCAAGGCATTAGAAGAAAAGATGTCGAAAAAAAAGATGTAAAAACCGCTGAAGGTGAACGTCACGGTAACAGCAGCATGTATGATAAATGCTGGGACGGTTACGAAAGAGTACCTGGTAAAAAACGTGGCGAAAAAGGATCTTGCAGAAAAAAATAAATTAGCTACGGTGGGGAGCGAATCAATAGGCACTTAGGTGCCTATTTTTTTGGTTAAATACTTTCATGAGTAGTAAAAGTTTAGACGGCGTATTAACTAAAAAAGCCAATCAAAAAGAAACCTATACTAATTCTCAAATTGAGGATATTGCAAAGTGCATGGATCCTGATAAAGGATATCTATACTTTGCAGAACATTTTGCATATATACAGCATCCTGTAAAAGGTAAGTTGCTGTTTGCTCCTTTTGAGTATCAGTTAAGACTAATGCATAGCTATCACAGCTATCGCTTTAACATTAACATGATGCCACGCCAGACTGGTAAAACTACTTGTGCGGCTATCTATCTTGCTTGGTATGCAATGTTTAATCCAGACCAAACTATTCTTATTGCTGCACACAAATATACAGGTGCGCAAGAGATTATGGCACGTATACGATATGTGTATGAAACTTGTCCAGACCATATTAGAGCAGGTGTTACTAGTTACAACAAAGGTAGTATTGAGTTTGAGAATGGCAGTAGGATTGTAAGTCAAACAACAACAGGCAACACAGGACGTGGTATGAGTATCTCGCTACTATACTGTGACGAGTTTGCGTTTGTGCAACCTAACATTGCTGAAGAGTTTTGGACTTCAATATCACCTACACTAGCAACAGGTGGTCGTGCTATTATTACAAGCACACCTAACTCAGACGAAGATACTTTTGCTACTATTTGGAAACAAGCAGAACAAAAGTTTGATGAATATGGCAACGAAAGCGAAGTAGGTATTAACGGCTTTCATAGTTTCCGTGCTAATTGGGAAGAACATCCAGATCGTGACGAAGAATGGCGTGATGCTGAAATAGGCCGCATTGGTGAAGAAAAATTCCGTCGAGAATATGGCTGCGAATTTTTAGTATTTGACGAAACTCTAATTAATTCTATTAAACTAGCAGCAATGGAAGGTGATAATCCTATATTGAATATGGGTCAAACACGTTGGTATAAAAAGCCAACAAGTCAATACACTTATGCTGTAGCACTTGATCCTAGTATGGGCACAGGCGGTGACTATGCTGCTATACAAGTATTTGAATTGCCAAGTTATGAGCAGGTTGCAGAGTGGCAACACAATCAAACTGCTATTCCAGGACAAATTAGAGTACTATCAGATATTTGCAAGTATATAGAACAAGAAACTAAAAATCCACAAGGCATATACTGGAGTGTAGAAAACAACGGTATCGGAGAAGCTGCACTAATCGTTATAAACGATTTTGGGGAAGAGAATATACCAGGACTATTTGTGTCTGAACCTATTCGCAAAGGACATGTGCGCAAGTTCCGTAAAGGATTTAATACTACACATAGTACAAAAATTACAGCATGCAGTCGTTTAAAAACAATGGTCGAAAACGACAAAATGACTGTGCGTAGCAAGCCGTTTATATCAGAACTAAAAGGCTATGTTGCAACAGGATCAAGTTACCAAGCAAAAGTAGGCATGACAGACGATTTAGTAAGTGCAACATTACTTGCTATAAGAATGATGGATGTTCTCAAAGACTGGGATCCTAGAGTGTATAATACATTTACACAGGCAGAAGATTATGAAGATTATGACCCACCAATGCCGATCTTCATTAGCAGTAACTATTGATAAATACTAATATGAAAAACTTGGAAAATATATCAGAAGACCTTTTTAATAAAATACGTGGACGCTTTCCAAGCGTTACAATCGGTGATGCCGAAGGTAATGTAACTAACGTACCTTCAGATGCACGTTTCTTTGATTTTGAATACAAAGAAGCAGACCGTGTGTTAGGAAAGGTTAGCATTACACTAGACGAAGAGTCTATTGCTGTTATGTACACCAATGACTTTGTTGCTAACGAAGACCAAATGACTAGGGATAACTGGTACAATTTTCTAAGAGAATTGCGTCAATTTAGTAAAAAAAGATTGCTAAATTTTGATACAAGAAACATAACAAAAAATAATTTAAATAAAAGAGATTATAAATTTTTAGCTCAGAACCGCATTGAGGACGAACAAATGACAGAATCAAAACTATACGGCACTAGTCGTGTTAGCTATCAAAAAGTTGGCGAAGCACGTATAATGATTAAACATACAGAAAGTATTAATCAAGAAAGTGCAACCGGACGAACACAAAAGATTGGTAAGATCTATGTTGAAAGTGCTGACGGTGAAAGATTTATGTATCCTTACAAACACCTAAGCGGTGCAAGAGCAATGGCACAACACGTAAGTGAAGGCGGCAAACCATTTGATGATTTTGGTAAACATATTACAAGTCTAAGTGAAGAACTTGCCAAACTACGCAAGTTTAAAACATATATGGGACGTTCAGCTGTAATGGCAGAAAGTTTATCAGGCTATATGGATGTTGTTAAAGAACGTATCGCTACAGTTAAAAAGACTGTAGAATCACTACAAAAGCCATCATACTATAAAGAAGCATTTGAATCATTTGAAGCGCCAACACTTGAAGAAGTACCTGCAGATGTAAAAGAAAATTGGATTGACGAGCTAACAATCAAACAGTTTAATGAAGAACTAGCAGATGTATTTCCTTATATCTATAAATTAGTAAGTGAAGCAACTGCTCCACAAGAACTAGGTCCAGACGATTTACTAGGTGAAACAGAAGCACCAGATGATAATGATAGAGATGTTAGGGGTACAGGAAATCTTGATAACATAAGAGGTCCAGCAAACACAGTTAAAGTGCGTCCAGGAATGACTATCTTTAGTATTGCACAAGCATTTAATGATCAAAATAATATGGGCGGAGATGTAAAGCAATTTGTAAAAGATATTATGCAAATGAATAACATCTCTAATCCACAGCAATTACAAGTTGGTCAAGTTCTTGAAATTCCTTACTCAATGGGAACAGGACCAGATGGTGCAAGCAGAGGTTTGCCACCAGGTGGATTTACAAACTACGAGTCACAAATTGAAAATGAAATTGAAGAGTTACTAGGTAACTTCTCAGAAAAAGAAGCAGACGCAGACGAAGGCAATGCATATGCACACGCAGTACGTAAGGCTAAAATGAATGGCGCTGAAAAAGGTGATGAAGTAGACGGTCCAGGCGACGAAAAGATTAAAATCGAACAAGAAGATGACAAAACACCATTAGGCGAGTTTATTCTTTCATATTTTGATTACACAACAGGACAGTTTCCAAAAGGCGAAACTGCTGTGCTAACTATGGTAGAAAAGCAATATGGTGAGAAGTTTATTGATCCTGCAAAGCAGTTTATCGAACGTATTAATAATCGTGTTGCAGAAGTAATGGGCTATAGGGAAGAAGAGCCTGTAGAACAAGATAACACAGAATTAGACAGTATTAGAAGTTTAGCCGGTATATAATTGGTTAAACTTTTATAAGTTTTTCTAGTTTTTCTTTAAAAAAGACTTGACACGCTAAGTAGTTGAGTGTATATTATACACTGTGCTACAAGAAAAGGCACAAACATAGGCATAACATTTAGGAGGCATAACTATGGCATCATTAGCAGAAATCCGAGCAAAGCTCAAAGAACAAGAAGCAGGCGCTTCAGGTAACCGTCAGTCAGGCGGTGATAACGCAATTTACCCATTTTGGAATATGAAAGAAGGCGATAGCTCAACGCTACGTTTCCTTCCTGACGGCAACGCAGATAACACATTTTTCTGGGTAGAGCGTTTAATGATCAAACTACCTTTTGCAGGTGTTAAAGGTCAAACTGATTCACGTCCAGTGCAAGTACAAATTCCATGTATGGAAATGTACGGCGAGACATGTAACATTCTAAACGAAGTACGTGGCTGGTTTAAAGATCCAAGTCTAGAAGATATGGGTCGTAAGTATTGGAAGAAGCGTTCTTATGTGTTCCAAGGCTTTGTAGTGGATAATCCAATTGCGGATGATCAAACTCCGGAGAATCCAATCCGTAGATTTATTATTGGTCCGCAGATCTTCCAAATTATTAAGCAGGCTCTTATGGATCCAGATATGGAAGAATTGCCAACAGATTACACAGCAGGTGTAGACTTCCGTCTAAATAAAACTTCAAAAGGCGGCTATGCAGACTATTCAACATCACAGTGGGCTCGTAGAGAGCGTCCATTAGGCGATGCTGAAATGAATGCAGTTAATGCACACGGTTTGTTTAATCTCAATGACTTCCTACCTAAAAAGCCAGGTGAAGTTGAAATCAAGGTCATGCAAGAAATGTTTGAAGCGTCAGTAGACGGTGAAGCATTTGACATGGACCGTTGGGGTCAATATTTCCGTCCAGCAGGTATGGCAGCACGTACAGGCGATCCAGTTGCTCCGGCAGCATCGACTCCTGCACCGGCGGCTACACCAGCGCCAACACCAGCACCAGAAGCGGCACCTGCTCCAGTAGCAGAGGCAGCACCAGAGCCAACTCCAGCACCAGCGGCTGAAGCGGCTCCTGCAGAAGGTGGCAATGCTCAAGACATTCTAGCAATGATTAGAGCACGTCAAGGACAGTAAAACAATATGACAGCTATTAACGAAACCGAAGCAGAGATTCACGGTTTACCTGTCAACACTTCAAAAGTTAATAGCTGTCACGCTTTTTAGATAGGAGATACATATGGCATCAAAAGCATTTGATCCTACGAAGTTTCGAACTTCGTTAACTAAATCCATTCAAGGTATGAGTGCAGGTTTTAACGACCCAACTGATTGGATTAGTACAGGTAACTATGCACTCAATTATCTTATTTCAGGAGACTTCCATAGAGGTGTTCCAATGGGTAAGGTAACTGTATTTGCAGGTGAATCCGGTGCAGGTAAATCGTATATCTGTGCAGGTAACATTGTAAAATACGCACAAGAGCAAGGCATCTTTGTTGTTCTAATTGACTCAGAGAATGCACTCGACGAGGCTTGGCTACACGCACTAGACGTAGACACAAGCGAAGAAAAACTACTCAAACTAAACATGTCAATGATTGATGATGTTGCTAAAACTATTAGTGTGTTTATGACAGACTATAAAGCAATGCCAGAAGAAGATCGTCCTAAGGTACTGTTTGTTATTGATAGTTTAGGTATGTTGCTAACACCTACAGATGTTGATCAGTTTAACAAAGGTGATATGAAAGGTGATATGGGTCGTAAGCCTAAGGCATTGACTTCACTTGTTCGTAACACAGTTAATATGATTGGCTCACACAATGTTGGCTTAGTATGTACTAACCATACATACGCATCACAAGATATGTTCGATCCAGATGACAAGATTTCAGGTGGACAAGGATTTATCTATGCATCTTCAATTGTTGTAGCAATGAAAAAACTAAAACTAAAAGAAGATGAAGATGGTAATAAAATTAGCGAAGTACGTGGTATTAGAGCAGGTTGTAAAGTAATGAAGACTCGTTATGCAAAACCGTTTGAAGGCGTACAAGTTAAAATTCCTTATGAAACAGGAATGAATCCATACAGCGGACTAGTAGAACTATTCGAAGCAAAGGGTGTGATTGAAAAGAGTGGTAACAGACTCAAGTATGTAACAACCGAAGGTGAAGAACTACTAGACTATCGTAAGAAATGGACAGGTGAATTACTCGATAAAGTTATGTCAGATTACTTAGTAAAAGAAGCTTCTGTGGTAAATACCTCTGAAGTTGACGAAGAAGCAACTGATTTTGAACCAATCGAGGAAACTGTTACTAATGAGTGAAGAACAAATTGCTGATATTTGGATGCTGTTTAAAGAATATCTAGATAAGAAACATATTGAAATGGCAGCTGAACGTTTTGTTGATTTACTAGCCGATTATGGCGTAAGCGATGAAACGTTCAATGATTGTTTTGGCATTGATGCACAACTAGACAATGCCATTAGATACTATCTTGAATTAGATGAAGATGACATTGATGATTATGACGAATGGGATGATTAATGGGTTGGTATAGTGAAGTAAGTCGCGACGTGAGCAAGATTCCTGATGCAGTAGCACACTTTGAATCAGAACTTGTACAAGCAAGAGCAGAATGTAAACTTGTAGGTAACGTTGAAAAAAGTGCGGCTGCTATGCCCGGTATTGTTGAACATCGGTTTAATCAACTGCAAGAAATTGAAGCAATTTTAAACTATTTGAATATTGAGCTACGTAGATTGCGTAGCTCATATTTTAAAAAGTACCTTGAAAATTATCAACGAGCTCTGTCAAGCCGTGACGTTGAAAAATACGTTGACGGTGAGGCAGACGTTGTTGACTATGAAAAGATTATCAACGAGTTTGCATTAATTCGTAATAAATGGTTAGGTGTTCTCAAAGCACTTGATCAAAAACAATGGCAAATTACTAACGTAGTTAAATTACGTGTAGCAGGAATGGAAGATGCAACACTATGAAAATTGTTGTTGCTTCTGCTTTTTGCCCCAATAATGATAGAAATAATTTTCTAACTCAGATCCTTCAAATCCGCAGTGATTCTTTTTATCTTTAATTCCATTATAATCTTCATTTATTAAATTTTTCCAATTATAATTTTCTAATATTTTTTCTAGCACACAAGCGTCATATCTATACGGTAAATCGTTTAATTTTTCTAGTTGCCAATACTGCGTATATTCAAAAAGCAAGTTGTGTATTTTTTTATGTTTTAAATTAAATGCAATAAATCCACTGTCTAGTCCAGTTCCGTTTTTACTAAACTTTTTTATAGTACTTAGAACTTGATCTTTTCTAGGTAATATTTTTGGAAGGTGCGGTCTGTTTATAACTTCAACATCACCATCAAGCCATATTAAATAATCATATTGTCCGATACTGCCTTTGAGTGCAGATACAATACTTCTACTTTTTCTATAAAATTTATATTCTGAAGGTGTTAGATTAGGTGGCTCTGGCCAATAGTTAAAATTAACAGTTTCGGTGTTTATACCACCTATTAACATGTCTTGATCTGTATAGATCTTTTTATCGCCATCGAGGTATTTCCACGACGGCAATGTGTTAGATGATACAGTAGTATAGTATCTTCTACTTGTGCCACTTGTCCAAAGTATTTTCATAAATATATTTATAAACTGCGTAGATTAAAGGTACAAAGCATGAAATGGAGCAAATGTAGCCAAGCAGGGCAGGATAAGTTTGCATACGAACTTATTGGTCCTCAAGGTACTTATATTGAAATAGGTGGACATCTTCCACGTCGAAGAAGCAATACATATAACTTAGAAGTATGTTATAAATGGAAGGGTTTTAGTATTGAATTTGATACACAATATAAGACTGAATGGGATAATTGTTTAGACAGAAAAAATCCTATCTATTGGGGCGATGCTATTAAATTCAATTATAAAAATGCACTAGAAGACTTGTCAATGCCGATGCACATTAATTATTTGTCTGTAGATATTGAACCTCCGTCAAATACATTTAAAGCATTACAAAAAGTAATTAGTGATGGTGTTAGTTTTGATCTAATTACATTCGAACATGATAGATATCAATGCAAAGAAGACTACCATACTATTGCATGTGACTATCTTATACCATTAGGATACAAAGTTGCTGTATTTGATGTTTGGCACAAGAAACCTACACGACTCTTTGAAACTTGGTTTGTTAACAAAGACATTAAATTTGATGAAATGGATTACACATCTTGGGCCAACAATCGACGCTAGAATTCCATTATAAAAAAGGTTACAATAACGTAGGGGACATGTACTGTAACCCTAGTAGATACTTTGATTTTGATAATATTAGTAGTCATTGTATTACTAAAGCTAATAGTATTAACCTTGAAAATAGAAACATAATAGTAGGTGGCGGCGGCCTAATCAGAAGATACTTTGTAAAGCATACTGATCTTGTTTCTTCTTCTAATTATAAAAATCTTATAATTTGGGGGATAGGACATAACTTTGGCTGGAAAGAAAATATGTGGTGGCCAGAGTGGATGACAAATTCAAGCCTTTGGGGCATACGAGATTATATCAAAGGATATGAAAATAATTATGTTCCTTGTGTAAGTTGCATGCACCCTGCATTTGATAAAAGTTATAAAATAAAATATGACCACGGATATTTCCTACATCATTTTAGCAGTAAGTATAAACCGCAAGAGAATGATATTGTAATGTATAACGACAATACTAACTTTGACGAAGTTATAGAATTTATAGGATCTTGCAAAACTTTAATTACTGATAGCTATCACGGTGCATACTGGGGATTGCTTTTAGGCAAAGATGTAAGAGTAGTAAGTTGGACTACAAAGTTTAATAACTTTAAAACTAAGCCAGTAATACTTGATAAAATAGAAAATTGGAGGAAACACAAACCGATTGTTCCGTGGCCAAAGTATTTAAAAGATTGCAGGACTCTAAATATTAATTTTTATAAAAAAGTTCAAAATCTGCTGAGTACTTCTTAGAAACAAATTTTTTTAACTTAGGGGTATAATAGCTGTCGGTGTCTAAACGATCTGACGAATTAATTTTTTCTAAAGGTTTGTGGCAATTAATCATAAGTTGTATTTTTCTAAATTCCTTTTCTAAGTTATTAAAATTAAGTTTTATATCAACATCTTTAGCCCATTTTATTTGAGGTTCTTTGTCAGTATTTCGAGCAAAGTAATCAAACCCTTTGTTTTCTAAATTATACAGTTTTTCTTTTAATAATGTAAGATTATCCTTTTCTGGATTGATTTTAAATTGTTTGACATTTCCGCTTTCGATATCAGTCATACGTTCACGTACAAATATTTTCTCATACTCAAACCAACTAACTAACCAATCATATGGATTTCTAATAACACAAAACGTTGTACCTAAATTATTAATGTATGTCTTTGCTACATCAACAGTGCAGTGTTTTCTATAGTAAACTGTATTAGCATTTTCTTTAAGCCATCTAGATACACTTGTACCGCCAGTTTTAGGTATGTGTATAAAGGTTAAACTGTGATCAGGAATTATTATCGCCATAAAGTATTTAATTAAATATGTACATGAAGACAATAGTATTAGTAACAGGAGGCTTTGATCCCTTACACTCAGGGCACATTGCTTATTTTAAAGCAGCTAAAGAATTAGGAGACGAATTACATGTTGGCCTAAATTCAGATGATTGGCTTACACGTAAAAAAGGTCGTCCGTTTATGCCTTTTGCAGAACGAGCGGCTGTAATTGAAAATTTAGAAATGGTAGACAGAGTTGTTGCGTTTGATGACAGTGACAACAGTGCCTGCGGTGCTATATACAAAACTATGGCAACACACGGACAAATAAAAATTATATTTGCTAACGGGGGCGATAGAACTAATACTACAACGCCTGAATACGAAACATACGGTGATATGCCGAATGTAGAGTTTGCATTCGGTGTTGGCGGACAAGACAAAAAGAATTCAAGCAGTTGGATACTCAAAGAGTGGAGCCAGCCTACTACAGAACGTGCCTGGGGTAGATACACTGTGCTTGATAAAGGAGATGGCTGGCAAGTTAAACAACTTGCATTTGATGCAGGTAAAGCACTAAGCGATCAACGCCATTTTAAACGGTCAGAGCATTGGCATGTAGTTGAAGGTGCTGTAAGAATGGAATTAGAGTTTGCTAATGAATACAAAACTACTAGAACATACTTAGCAGGCGAAAGTATTGATATTCCTAAAAAAACCTGGCACAAAGCAACTAATGTAGGAACAGAAACAGCAAGAGTTATTGAAGTATGGCTTGGCGAAGAACTAACCGAAGAAGATATTGAAAGAAGGGACTAATGAAAGTATTTGTAGGATACGATACAAGAGAAGATATTGCTTATCAAGTATGTAAGCATAGTATTATTAGTAAACAACCTGACGCAGATGTGCGTCCATTAAAACAACAAGAATTAAGAGATGCAGGATGGTATACTCGTCCTGTAGATAAACTTGCAAGTACAGAATTTACCTTTACACGTTTCCTTATTCCAGAGCTTACTAACTTTGAAGGTTGGGCATTGTTTATGGATTGTGATATGATCCTTACAACAGACATTAAAGAATTATTTGACCAAGCAGATGATCGTTATGCAGTAATGTGTGTTCAACACGATTATAAAGTTAAAGAAGGATTTAAAATGGATGGACAAAAACAAACGATATATCCACGCAAGAACTGGTCAAGCGTTATGTTGTTTAATTGTGCTCATCCTAGCAATAAGAGACTTACTATGGATCTAGTTAACGATCCTGAAATTAATGGAGCATACTTACATCGCTTTAGTTGGTTAAAAGATGAAGAGATTGGCGAACTAGATCATACATGGAACTATCTAGTTGGAGTGTATGACGATATTGAAAAACCTAAACTAATACATTATACAGAAGGTGGTCCTTGGTTCGAAAACTACAGAGATTGTGAATTTAACGAACTGTGGAAACAAGAGCTATATGATATGTTTAAGTAAAAATCGTAGTGACGAATATGTTAACATGTTCGCAAAAGGTGCTAACCTTCCTGTCTACGACTACGATCAATATCCTAAAAATGTACCTATACTAATTCGTAGTATGGGCAAGCGTAAACTTATACATGACTGTTGGGAAAATAACAATACATTTTACTATATGGATAGCGGTTATGTAGGCAACTATAGAAGCGCAACAAATCCTTATGGTTGGAAATTATATCATAGAATAGTTAAAAATGATGTACAACATAACAAGATAATTGACAGACCAGACGATCGTTGGAAGAAGCTAGAAATTGTATTACACAAACGTAAACAAGGCAAACACATATTACTTGTTACTCCGTCTGAAAAGCCCTGTAAATTTTATGGTATAGATAGAGATCAATGGGTACATGATACTGTTAATGAAATAGGAAAGTATACTGACAGAACTATTATAGTTAGAGATAAAGCGCCAAGGCCTGAGCGTATTCAAAAAACAATATTTCATGATTTAGAAAACTGTCATGCTATGGTAACATATCAAAGTATTGCAGCCGTTGAAAGCATAATGTATGGTGTTCCTGCATTTACAATGGCACCGACAGCAGCAGATCCAGTTGCTAATAAAGACCTAAAGGATCTAGAAAACCCAAAGTGGTCAGATAGAGAAACTATATACAAGTGGGCATGCCATTTGGCATATGGTCAGTTTCATACTGACGAATTCAAAAACGGCACAGCTTATAGGATGTTAAACAATGAAGACAGTTAGAGTATATTACGCAGGCATTCCTGCAAATAATACTAAACCAGAAAAGCGAGATGTTCTTACACACTTTCATAATGGTGTAGGCTCCGGAGGCGAAAGTATACAAGTAGAAGATAGAAATTATCAACCAAGCGACCTCGCAGTTATACAAGGTTGGGTACATCAAAATAGTGGGCGTACCCCTCATTTAATGTTTAGACGTAAAGTAATTAACGAACAGCGTGTACACGGAGGACATACTCTTGCAATTGACAGTAATTTATTTTTATATAAAAATACTAACAATCCTTTAAAGTATCTTCGTTTTAGTTTAAATGATATATTTCCTACTACTGGCAACTACTTTACAGACAACGTAGATCCTAATAGATGGAGACAAATTAAACAAGATTATAATATGGATCTTCAACCTTGGAGAGAAAATGGTAATCATATATTAATTTGCTTACAAAGAAACGGCGGCTGGAGCATGGGCGAAGTTGATGTAATGCAATGGTGTAACTATACGATTAAACGGTTGCGTAAATTTACAGATAGGCCCATTGTAGTTAGGGCGCACCCCGGAGATAGAAGAGCCAAAGACTATTTAAAAATACATTGGCCTAATGTGATTGTAAGTAAAAATCCTAATATAACAGATGATTTTATTAATTGCTGGGCTGTTATAACGTATAATAGTTCACCTGGTGTTGCAGCAGCAATAGAAGGAATACCTGTATTTGTTACAGATCCCGAACCAAAAGTAAGTCAAGCATACGAAATAGCAAACATAGATTTGAAAAGAATTGAGCAACCAGCAACACCTGATAGAACAGACTGGATTAACAAAATAGCAATGTGTCATTTTAATTATAAAGACCTAAGTCAGGGTACAGCCTGGAATATTATTAAGGAGTACCTATGAACACAATTAGTGTAATTACAACTTTTAACAAACGAGGACTAGAAAAATACGGTCAACGTATGATAAACAGTTTTTCTAAAAATTGGCCAAAGAATGTAAAACTATATGTCTATGCAGAAGATTGTGAGCCAACAATTCCTAGCGAGAATGTAATTGTTTTAGATCAAAATTCTACATGTAAAGACTTAGTTAGATTTAAAGAAAAATGGAAAGATGTTCCAAAAGCTAACGGAGATGTTACAAAGGATCCTATTCGTAGCAGACGTAAAGATGCAGGTAAAGGATTCAAATGGGACGCTGTAAGATTTAGTCACAAAGTTTATTCTATATTCCATTGTGCAGAAATATGTAATACTGATTGGTTAATGTGGATGGATGCTGATATGTATTGCCACAGTCCAATTGATTACGAAACTCTACTGTCGTTACATCAAGACGATGCAGACTTGTGTTATATTGGGAGAGAACGCAAATGGCCCGAATGCGGACTGTATAGTGTTAATCTAACAACTAAAATGGGCAATATGTTTTTAAAGAAATTTAAATGGGTCTACGAAAATGCAGATGACGGTATCTTTCAAATGTCAGAGTGGCACGATAGTTTTGTGTTTGAAGAAGTAAGAAAACAATTAAAAATGAAGTCGCAAAACTGGGGAGCAGGTATTGTTAGAGGCGAAGGCCATCCTTTGATTAACAGCGTTTGGGGAGCATATTTAGATCATTTAAAGGGCGGCAGAAAAGATGAAGGTAAAAGTCGTAAAACAGATTTGCTTCGACCTCGGAGCGAAGAATACTGGAGAACAATATGAACGATCAAGTTTGGAGACCAAAGACAAGATATATTGAAGGACAATTTGTTCAATACGACGATGCATTTTGGAGATGCACGAATTCGCATATTAGTAGCGATTCATTTAATAAAGTTAACTGGGGCAAAGTAAAAATCGGGCAAAAGCCTAAGGAAAGAGAAATTATGACAAAAGCAAAATATGAAGTAATAACTAGTATGAATAATACATATTACAATAAAACTGGTCGGCCGTTCCTAAGAAGTTTTAGCAAATACTTTGGATTTATATGTGACATTCATGTGTACAACGAAGGACTATTTGAACCAAAGGCAAAGAACCTAGTAACCGAAGGTTGGGATTTAGGTCCTGAATTTGTTAAATTTCAAAAAAGACACAAAAATGAAAAAGTAAAAACATTTGCTAAAAAAGGCTTCAGCATTATACATGCAATGAATAATATTGACTGTGATAGATTGATTTGGATGGATGCTGACACATTACTTGTTGAAGACTTTAATACACAGTTGCTCGATATGATTGCTCCTAATGATGTTCTTAGTACCCATTTTAGTGTGTGGCACGAACATAACGGAAAAGAATATCATAGTTGCGAAACTGGGTTCTTTATTTTAAATAAACGTCATCCAGGATTTAACGAATTTAAAGATGTATATACACGCATCTATACAAAGGACGAAACTAGTGAACTTAGACGTTTTTATGACGGGGAAGTATATGGCAGAACTGTTGATATACTAGCAGCTCGGGGTCATAAAATGCTAAATCTAAATCCAGGAAAACACAAAACACCGTTTAGTAGAAGTGTTATTGGCCCATATATACAACACTTTAAAGCAGGACTAAAAGAGCGTGTCAACTTTGATGGCATAGAAGCTGAAATGGCTGCGGAAGATGAAGTTTAGTTTATGGACACAAAATGGCGCACTCAATAGTAAACCAGTTTTTGATGCCTTTGCTAATGGTGCTATGGCTAATGGTCATGATGTTGTTTGGAATGACAATGTATCTGATGTTGATGTTATTTGGAGTGTTCTTTGGAATGGTAGAATGGGTCCGAATAAAAATATCTGGCAACGGAACGTGGCACAATCCAAACCGACCGTGGTCTTAGAAGTAGGCGGAATCAAAAGAGGAACAACATGGAAGGTAGGTTTAAATGGAATCAATAGAGATGCTTTTTTTGGCGATGGCGGTAATGATAGCAGTAGGGCTGAACGACTCGGACTCAGATTAAAGCCTTGGAATAACAAAGGCGAATACATTTTAATATGTGGCCAACACGATAAAAGTTTACAGTGGCAAGGCATGCCACGTATGAGTACATGGGTAATGGATACTATTGAAACTATTCAATTACACAGCAAACGACCTATTATATTTCGCCCACATCCTAGATGTAGACTAGATGCAATAGAACACCAATATAAAAATGTTAGACGACAAGATCCTGTACAGATAGCCGGAACATATGATGATTTTGATATGCGGTTCTCTAATGTATGGGCAACAATAAGTTATTCTAGCAATCCTGGCATACATAGCATAATTAATGGTATTCCTGCATTTGTAAGCACACATAGTTTAGCATACGAAGCTGCTAATGATATCGACTTTTTACACGATATAGAAAATCCTATACGACCTGATAGACAACAATGGTTAAACGACTATGCTTGGACAGAGTTTACCCTAGAAGAAATTTCTACAGGTTTACCTATTAAACGCTTGACTTCTAAGCTCATTTAAGTTATACTATACGTATGACTAATAAAGCAAACACCATAGAAGATCTTCTTGAAATCTTAGCAGGCCTTGTAAGTGGCCCAAAAATTGAGATTGATAAATCTGATGCAACTATCATGTATAGTATTGCAAGACAGGTTTTTAAAGGTACTGCATTAACTGATCGACAGTTTGACCTTGTAAAAGAAAAATTACAATCATATAAAGAACAATATGTTTCATCAGGATATGAATTTGACTTTGCAATTCAAAATTTACGTATGCCCTTACGTGAAATTGATCGCAGCAAATATATTAAGATTGTTTCGCATAGTGAAATGGTTGACGATAATATATACGAATCTTACAAGCAAGATTGGAAATGGATTAAAGTAAGATTTCCTTTTAGTAAAAAACTTATAATAGAAATTGAAAACATTTCAAAAAATCCATCTGAATATTATCATGCTAAAGGATCACACGAACATTACTTTGTATTAAACGAAACTACTACCGTATCTATTATTGATGCATTTAAAAATAAAAGTTTTGAAATAGATACAGAATTATTAGATTGGTATGAAAAGATTCAAGAAATGAAAACAAATAAAAATAATTATGTACCTGGAATATACAATTATAAATTAGAAAATCTCAATGAACGTGCAATCAATTATATGGTATCGAGCCTAGGCAAACCTACAGTTGATAATTTGTCTATGTATAAAGATCGTAGTACCAAGTTAGGTCTAGAGTACTTTGACGAAGACGAGTTAGATACTAGTATCAATATGCTTACAACACTGTCACAAAAAGTTGTTAGACGAGATAAATCACATGTACTTGTTAACAGTAAACAATTTAATACAAACAATCTTTGTGAAACTCTGCTTGAGCTAGATAGATTTCCATTGTTAGTTGTTCTACCAGAAGCAACACCTTTAGAACCATTATATCAAATACATTCTGGATTATCTGGATTCATTGAGTCGTCAGAGTCTAGTGTATTGTTTAGATTAGATACACATGCAAATTATGAATTTAATTCATATGTTAAACAACATAATCTAAATTCTTCACTTGACAAATCATTGAAAGTAGTGTATATTAATAACAATAAAGTACCAAAGCCATTAATTAAATCAGGATGGCAGGCACTTACAGTGTTAATGATGGGGAGTATAAGACCTTCGTCTAATGTTCAAACATACATTAACGAAGCAGATTTGGTTATTCATTATGATGAAACTGCAAGTCAAATAATGAGACACCAACACCAAGGAATACAAGAATTATAATGGCAAGTTGCAGATTAATAATTGAAGATGAAGTAAACATCAAACTGGAAGGATTAGAAGTTGACGTCAGACGTAAACTTAGTAATGCACTCAAGTTCGAAGTGCCTTATGCACGATACATGCCTCAGTATAAGCTCGGGCGTTGGGATGGCAAAGTTGCTTTCTTTGGCATTGGCGGCACCGGCTACGTTAATCATCTTGATACTATTGTTGAAGTACTTACAAAAAATAATGTCCAAATAGTCGATATTGAAGACAATAGACATCCAGTACAGTTTAACTTTCCTACCATTACAGAATCATACTGGGCAGACCAAGATGTAAGATGGCCTAAAGGACATCCGGCAGAAGGCGAGCTTATTATGTTGCGTGACTATCAAGTTACAGCAATCAACAACTTTCTACAAAACCCACAGAGCTTGCAAGAGATTGCAACAGGCGCAGGTAAAACAATTACAACTGCAACACTGTCACATTTAAGTGAGCCGTACGGACGTAGTCTTGTTATTGTGCCTAACAAATCACTTGTTACACAAACAGAAGAAGACTATATCAATTGTGGGTTAGACGTAGGGGTGTACTTCGGAGACAGAAAAGAGTTAGGTAAGACTCACACTATCTGTACTTGGCAGAGCTTGAACATCTTAGACAAGAAGTTTAAAGACGGCAGTGCAGTACTAAGTCTAGCAGAGTTCTTAGACGGTGTTAGCACTATTATTGTTGACGAAGTACACCAAGCTAAAGCAGAAGTATTAAAGAATCTACTTACACGCAACCTACGCAATGCACCAATTCGCTGGGGCCTCACTGGAACTGTTCCAAAAGAAAAGTTTGAGTTTGAATCAATCCACGCTTCATTAGGTCCAGTAATAGGAAGTATTACTGCAAAGGAATTGCAAGACAAAGGAGTTCTATCTAACTGTCACGTAAACATTTGTCAGTTATTAGACACACAGGCATTTACAGATTACCAGTCAGAATTAAAATATCTTGTTACTAACAAAGATAGAATTGACTACATAGGCAAACTATTAAACAATGTAAGGCAAGAAGGCAACACACTAATACTTGTAGATAGAATATCTGCAGGTGAAATGTTACAAGAACGCATACCGGGATCAGTATTCGTTAAAGGTGATGTCAAACTAAAAGACAGAAAGGAAGCATATGACGAAATCAATGAAGCAGATAATCACGTGGTCATCGCTACGTATGGTGTTGCTGCCGTTGGTATCAACATTCCTCGCATTTTTAATTTGGTACTTATTGAACCTGGTAAGTCTTTTGTTCGTGTAATACAATCTATCGGACGAGGAGTTCGAAAAGCAAAAGACAAAGACTTTGTGCAAATTTGGGATATTACATCAAGTTGCAAATTTGCTAAACGTCATTTAACACAACGTAAAAAATTCTATAAGGATGCACAGTATCCCTTTACTATAGAAAAAATTGACTGGAATTAAAAATGCAAATATTAACATTAGATAACACATGCTACAAATTAAAAAATTTACCTGATGAATTAGAAGAAGAAATACATTTTAGTGTACTAGATAATTCAGATCCAAAAAATCCTGACTTCTTTTTTATTCCAATGATTTTTGTTGAATCATTTAGTGCTCCTGCAATAGTAATGGAAATTAATGGAAAAGAAATTATGGTGCCAGTTGATTGGTGTATGGCTGTTGGTGATAGTTATAGCGGAAACGATTTAGAGATACTACCATTAACAAGTATTAATGACAGAGGCTTTGAAGCGTTTCTATTTAATCCAATATCTAGTTTTAAATTTGACTTTGGCGAAATTAAAGTTACTAATTTCTATAATGATGTTAAATGGTATTTTCCTAAAATGAAAAACGGTCAGCTCTTAGGAATACCTATTGACGATGGTCCAAAGCCATTGTGTGCATATTTTGTAAAAGATATTAGTAGACAGAGTGAAGTTATAGATTATTCAGGATTATTGTAGGAGAAAGGTTATGACAATGAAAGCAGGAAAGATTTGGGGTCAGACAGAACTAATTCATGCTAACGGTGTACTTGAGTTTCACCGCATTGAATACAAAGCAGGATATAAGTGTTCAGAACATGAACACAAATACAAATGGAACGGATTCTTTGTTGAATCGGGCAAAATGCTTGTCCGTGTTTGGCAAGATGCAGACCAAGAAGGATTAGTTGATGAAACTATTCTTGGCCCAGGAGAGTTCACGCAAGTGAAGCCTGGAAAAGTCCACCAGTTTGAAGGTTTGGAAGATGGAGTCGCTTTTGAACTTTACTGGGCGGAATTTAATCATGATGATATCGTGAGAAGAACAGTAGGCTCCGCAACAAAAGGAAAGAAGTAAAATATGTTTACAAAACTACTAGAAGGTGTAGACAGAGCACTAGTTACTAAACTAGTAATCTTACACACATTAGTAATTGCAGTAAGTAATTACTTGGTTACAATTAGATTTGATTTATTCCCAGGAGCAGACTTGCCCTTGTTTGGATCATTTCCATTAGCGGCGGCAGCGTTTACGTTTCCGATCGTGGTTGTAGCAACTGACCTTACAGTACGTATGGTTGGTAAGGAAGCAGGTCGTGCTGTTGTAGCAATGGCTATTATTCCTGCTATTATTGCATCAGTTCTTGTGCTATTAGCATTAGATGATCCACACGCATACAGAGTTGGTTTTGCAAGTGGTACTGCTTATGCTATTGGTACAATGCTTGATGTATATGTATTCCAAGCAATCAGAGAACGTTCAAATGCATGGTGGGCAGCTCCGGCGATTTCAACTATCGCGGCTAACATTATTGACACATATTCATTCTTTTATGTGGCGTTTGCAGGTTCGCTTGATGCAGAAGGCAACCTATCATGGATTGGTGCTAACTGGCATGTTGTTGCACAAAACAATACACTTACAAAAATTGTAGTTGGATTGATTGTGTTTTTACCAGCATACGGTGTATTACTACGTTACCTAAAAGGTAAAATGAGCGATACACAGGCAGGTTAATGTACAGTAAATCGTATATTAAACAACTCCGAAGTCTTCACACTGACTCTAGTCGGCCACAAGGCTTCGGAGGTAAACCTAAGAAGCTAGGCAAATTCCATACATGGATGGATGCATGGAAGCCTAGCTCTCTGCTTGATTACGGATGCGGCAAAGGCCATGTACTTGCTGATATTCGAGATCAATATAAAAATACATTGTGTGAAGGCTATGATCCTGCTGTAAAGTTGTTTGAAGGATTGCCTAATAAAACATACGATTGCGTATTTTCAAATGATGTATTAGAACATATAGAACCTAACTATGTTGAAGAAGTTCTAGAACATATTAACAGTTTAGCAAACAAATATATTTGGCTACGAATAGATACATTACCTGCTCGTAAAACTTTACCAGACGGTAGAAATGCACATATAACTTTAGAGTCGTCAGATTGGTGGCTAGAAAAAATTAATAAATGCATAGCCGGCGAAGTTGTCTATGACGAGCTAACTAGCAAAGGCAAGTATGATGTCGCAATCGAAAAAATTAATCCCCGGTGAGGCATTGATATACGAACGTGCAAACGGAGTAGTATATGCTCATTATCGAGACAAGCCTGAAATTCCTCGTTGGATTGTTGGAGGTGATCCGGGTGCTGTAGCAAGAGCACAAGGTAGATTATTAGACTATGGTGAATGGCTAAACTTATGTGATTTAGCAGAAACACACCCAACAATAAAAAAACAAATGGATAAGTTAGTAACAACGTATTATCTAGTAAAGGACAGTAAATGAGAATAATTGCAGGACCATGTCAACATGAATCAATAGAACAAAGTTTAGAAATTGCAAAAGAATGTAAACGAGTGTGTGATAAACTAGGCATTGAATATTATTTTAAAGCAAGTTTTGATAAAGCAAATCGTACAAGTCTAAACAGTAAACGTGGCATAGGGTTGCCGCAGTTTATTAGAGATATGGATAAGATTAAAGAGCAGATTCCTAATTTAAAAATATTAACAGACGTGCATGAAAAACAACATGTTTATACTATTACTAGTGTTGATGCAAGCATTGATGTATTACAGATTCCTGCATTCTTATGTCGTCAAACAGATCTAATTAGAGCTGCTTGTGATAGTGGACGCATTGTAAATATTAAAAAAGGACAGTTCTTAGCACCTTGGGACGTAGAAGGTATCCTTTCAAAAACAGAAGGTGCTGAAGAAGTATGGATAACAGAGAGAGGTACAAGTTTTGGTTATAATACCCTTGTTGTTGATTTTACTGGTCTCAATTATATGCTTGACAACTATAGCGTTCCTATTTTTCTGGATGCTACCCATTCCGTACAAAAGCCAGGAGGAAATGGAACGAGCTCTGGCGGCAATCGTGATTACGTGCCTGGTCTTACTCGTGCCGCTTCTGCTTTGGGAATTAATAACTTTTTTCTAGAGGTACATGGTGATCCAGATAATGCACCAAGTGATGGACCTAACATGATCAAACTAATACATTTTGAAAGGATAGTACGTGACATCGTCAGCCATTCTTATTCCCGCTAGATACGGGTCAACACGCTACCCTGCAAAGCCTCTAGCTATGTTAGATGGCGTTCCTATGATTAGACGTGTGTATGACGCTTGTATTGCGTCTAAGATACCAACATACGTGCTTACTGATAATAAGACTATTGCACAATGTATTCAAAGTGCAGGCGGTAAAGTTTACATAGACTCAAAAGATTATGCTAATGGTACAGAACGTTGTGCTGGTGCAATAAAAAGTAGTTTGTTCGACGAGTATGATAATTTTATAAATGTGCAAGGTGACATGCCAGATGTAACTATTGATATAATTGAAAAAGTAAAATGGCATTTGCAACACTACCCTGTAACAACTGTATGGACTGAAATGCCCGAAGAAAAACAAAATGATCCTAACTCGGTTAAAATGGTACGTGCAGGAGATCAGTGTTTATGGTTTGGTAGAGGTATGACAGGATACGGCAATTGGCATCTAGGCGTATACGGTTATCGGCGTAATGCTCTTGAAATGTATCCTACACTTGAAATTGAAAAAGAAGAAACTATTGAGCAACTAGAACAACTTCGCTGGCTCAAAAATGGTTGGCAAATAGGTTGTTTGAGTGTACAATATAATGGAGTAGAAATAAACACTCCCGAGGATGTAAACGAATGGCTAAACAAACACTCCCAGTAAAAGACGTACTAGCAGCTATTGATATGGGTGCAAAAAATGTATGGGACGAGCTCTCTGATGAAGAAAAGAAACAAGTTAACTTTTGGTTGCTAAACAGATACGTTAGTTCAGTCAAAGGCGATCGAGACGCACAAGAACTTGCTGTATTTAAAACTAACGAGTACTACAACAAGAATTGGAATGAATTAGGTACTAGGCATCCTAAACTACAATGGCAGTTGCTATGTCAATCAGGCAATACAGGCAAAATAGAATTTCATCAATGGATAGGCTTTAAAAAGAAGCAAGGCAACAATAATGCAATGAAGTTGCTAGAAAAAATTTATCCAAACATGAAACAAGACGAGGTGGACTTACTTGCTAGATTATCTACAAAAAAAGAACTCAAGCAATTGGCTGAAGAACATGAAATTGATGTCAAACTCTGATAAACCATACAAGTGCGAATATTGTGGCAACGGCTACATGAAAGAGAAAACTCTTGCGGCGCATATGTGTGAGAAAAAGAGACGGGCATTACAAAAAGACGAGAAAAGGGTACGGTATGGCTTTTATGCGTTTCAAAGATTTTATAAACTTTCTGCAGGAGCAAAGAGAGAAAAGACTTATGATGAGTTTTGCGGATCTCCTTACTATAATGCTTTTGTTAAGTTTGGAAGTTTCATTAATAATGTTCGTCCTCTTTACCCTGAAAAATATATTGACTATGTAGTCACTAGTGGTATTAAATTAGATCACTGGTGTAGGGATAGCATGTACGAAACTTATGTGCTAGAGTTTATTTTAAAAGAAGATGTTACTACTGCACTTGAACGTAGTATAAAAACTATGATGGAGTGGGCAGAAGAAAATGAACCAGCAGCCTGGAATCATTATTTTAATTACATTAGTTTGAATAGAGCAGTGTGGCATATTAAGGACGGAAAGATTAGTCCGTGGCTCTTATTAAACTGTGACAGTGGCAAAGAGATGCTAAGTAAATTTAACGATGAACAACTAGGAATGGTATATCATGTTATTAATCCAGAACATTGGGCAATGCGTTTTAGAAAATTACCCAATGATGTACAACTAGCAAAAGACGTTGCAAAGGAAAGTAATCTATGAAAATTTTAATATGTGGCTTACCAGGAAGTGGTAAGACTACACTAGCCCAACCGTTTGCAAAGTTAATCGGTGCGGTGCATCTCAATGCTGATGAAATAAGAAAAGAATACGATGATTGGGACTTTACACCAGAAGGACGTATTCGTCAAGCACAGCGCATGCGCTATCTAGCAGACGGTGTAGTTAAAGCAGGCGGTATTGCAGTAGCAGACTTTGTTGCTCCTACTCCGCAAGCACGTGATGAATTTGGAGCAAACTTCGTAGTGTGGATGGACACAATCAAAGAAGGTCGCTTTGAAGATACTAATAAAATGTATGTACCTTTAGAAAAAGGTCAATACGATTATCACGTAGCAGAGTGGTTTAATGATACACACGAACAACTTGTTAAAGTTGTATCTAAATATATGGTGGACTATGGTAACAAAGAGTAGACACCTAGCCAAGGCAGTAACTTGGCGAATTATTGCAAGTATAGTAACTGCAATAATTGCATATGCATTTGGATTACCTCCGAAAGCAGTTGGGGCTGTTTTCGTGGCTGATCTAATTATTAAATTTGTTCTATATTATATACACGAACGAGTTTGGTATAAACATATAAGATACGGAGTTAAAGATGTTTGATTGGAAAAAGCCGACAACACAGATGTTAGGACGTTGGCAACCTTGGCACGATGGACATACAGAATTGTTCAAACGTGCTCTAGCAGAAACTGGACAAGTTTGTATTATGATCCGCGATGTAGGCGGCATTGTTGGAGAAGATGCCGGCGCTGGACGTACAATAACACAAGATGACAATCCTTTTGATTTTGAGCAAGTATATATGAATATTGAGCAAGGATTGGCAGAACACGACTTTATTTATGGCCGAGAATATGTTATAATGAAAGTTCCTAATATTGTAGATATTAGTTATGGACGTGGCGTAGGTTATACATTTACACAGCACGATCTAGGTAAGGATATACATGATATTAGTGCTACAAAGATTAGAGAAAATTTAAGGAAAGAAGGTAAGTTATGAATTTAGTATATTACCCAAATACAATCTTAGATAAAAAACTAACAGATGTTAATTTAGAAAATCCTGGGTTTGATATTAAAGAATTAAAAGAACAAATGGTCGATGTTATGTTAAATAACAACGGTATTGGATTAACAGCATCACAAGTAGGACTAGATCATAACTTGTTTGTAATGGGTGATTCAAAAGAAAATGCTACTATACATATTAATCCGACTGTGCTAGAATATACAGAAGAAACTGTAACTGAACTAGAAGGATGCTTGAGCTTCCCTAATGTGTTTGTAAAAGTAAAACGCCCTAAAGAAATACTTGCAGAGTTTTACGATGTCGATTTGAAAAAGCAGGTTGTAAAGATCACAGGTTACTCAGCACGTTGTTATTTGCACGAGTTAGATCACTGTTTAGGTATTACATTTAAAGATCGTGTGTCAAGATTAAAATGGGATATGGCTAAAAAGAAAGCACGTAAATTGGAGAAAGTATTTGCGTAAACTAAAGGACGGCACTGAAGTACAAGAGTTGTCAGAAGCAGTAGAACTCAAAGTTGTTACAAAGTGTCCTAACAAATGGAAGTTAGTTGATATGGAAACTGGCGAAGAGTATGTCGGTAACCGTCCTGATGAACATAATATGTTTTGGAAAAAAATAAACGATGCCTGATATTGATATAGACTTTGCAGATAGAGACATTGTATTAGACAAAATACAACATCGTGTTGCTGTAATAAATAACGAGAAGAAACACAATACAGGTATCTATGTTACTGAGATTCCTCATAATCCTGTAGACAATCATTCTACCATTGATTATAAAACTGCTGAAGATAGAGGATACTTTAAATTAGATTTTCTAAATGTAAGCATTTATAAAGATGTAAAAGATGATAAACACTTACAACAACTTATGGAGACAGAGCCCTTATGGGAACTTTTACAACACGAAGAGTTCGTGGATCAATTATTTCATTTAAATGGCCATACATCAATTCTGAAGCAGACTTGCCCTACTTCCGTGGAACAATTAGCTGCCGTCCTTGCTATGATACGACCAGCGAAGAGACATCTGATTGGGAAGACATGGACGGAGATAATGAACGAAGTTTGGAAGAAGCCTGAGGGCGACGAATACTACTTTAAGAAAGCCCATGCTGTAAGTTACGCAATGGCTGTTGTAGTGCATATGAATTTATTGTGTGAACAGGTTAGTTCTTAGGTCTTTTTAGTAACTGAACGTTTTTACGTTTAACTCTTTTAATAGTTAAATTATTTAAATTAACACACGGTCCTATTGTTACTTTAACATCTTTAGAATTCATTACTATTAACGTGTGTTTAAATTTTTCCATTTCTTCTCGCATAAAGATATTGATCGGAATCATTCGATTTGATTCCCACCACCAAGTTTCGCCTATTTCTAAAAACTGACGTTTGTCATCTTCATTGATTAGTTGTGTAAAAACATACATTGTTGTGATGTGTTGATCTTGATTGGCAATGATGCCGACATACTCGTTACCACCATACGTAACGACACTGATATATGGATAATTTTCTTTGATATTCCGTGTTAACATTATAATCCGAATAAATATAGTATGCAATTAATACCTAGATATTTAGTCTCAAATAGATCGTTGTTAACAGCGAATGAATCAGGGTTCGTTACGGAGTATAGACCAGTGTATAATAGACAATTAGAAATATATAAAGGCATTGACAATGTCTTAGAATTTAAATTACTAAATGCAGATCAAAAGCCAATTAGTTTAACAGGCTATACTGTAAAGTTTCAAGCGTTTGACGAAAACAATAGTTTAATAATTGAACACGATGGAGTTCAAGTTGTTAAAAATAGTGCAAACGTAAAAGGTGTCTGCAAAGTTACTATAACCGAAAACGACTTATTAAATGTAAAAGAACAATTTTTAAAATACAATGTGCATTTAGTAAACGCCAGTGGCGACTCTGTAATTACATATACTAATTCACATTTTGAAAACAATGGCACTATCAAGGTAAATGCTTCGGCTAACCCTGCACCTAGAGATACATATAATGTAACTACGTTTACAGAAGTTACAGAAAGCACACCATACTGGACATCAGAAACAATCACTGCTGAGCCTGCTATAAACGGTAACGAAGCATTGCATACTGCGGTAATATATACAGATAGTTATGTAGGCGATCTTGTTGTACAAGCAACATTAGACAATCAAGTTACAGGAACTACTGACTGGGCTGATATCACAACACTTACCTTTACAGGATCCGAAACAGAACCTACACCTACAAACTTTAACGGTGTGTACAGTTACTTGCGTTTTAAATCAACAGCAAACCCAGCAAACAAAATATCTAAAATACTTGTTCGAAACTGATTGACTTTACCCTACACTGACGCTATAATACTAGTATGAGTGTAGTAAATGAGACAGTTCTGACATACTTGCCGTCTAAGCGTAAACAAACGCCTAGCGGCTGGCTCTCCTTTAATGCTCCGTGTTGCCATCATAATGGACACAGTGCAGACACTCGAGGCCGTGGTGGCCTTATAAGTAACCCAGATGGAGGCGTTAGTTATCATTGCTTTAACTGCGGCTTCAAGGCATCCTGGCAACCTGGACGTAACTTCTCGCACAAGATGCGCAAGCTCCTGCAATGGACGGGGGCACCTGACGATATAATCAACAAGGTCGCACTTGAGGTTATGAGAGAGAACGAAGGCGTCGAAGCACAAACACGCATAGCGGAATTGCCTACGTTCAACACTGTTCCGTTGCCAGACGATGCTGTTCCTATTTCAAAAGTTGTTGATAGTAATGAAATAAGCGAACACTTATACAAAGTATTAGAATACATGGCAAGTCGTAATTTAAATTTAGACGACACAGATTATTATTGGTCACCTAGTTTAGGTTATCGCGATCGTCTTATTATTCCATTCTACTATGAAGGAAGAGTTGTAGGCTGGACTGGACGTAGTATACTAGCAGATAAAAAGCCCAAGTATCTCACAGAAGTACAACCTGGCTTTGTATACGGATTAGACGAGCAAGGTTATAATAAAGTATTTGCTATTGTATGTGAAGGACAACTAGATGCTATCCATGTAGAAGGCTGTGCATTAGGTGGCTCAGAAATTTCTGACCAACAAGCAATGTTGTTAAATAGATTACAAAAAGATATTATCATTATTCCTGATAGAGATAAGGCAGGTAGTAAACTTGTTGAACGTGCTATTGAATTAGGATACAGTGTAAGTATGCCAGACTGGGCAGAAGATATAAATGATATAGGTGACGCTGTACAAAGATATGGTAGGCTGTATACTTTGCATAGTATTGCTATGCATGCAGACGAATCACCATTAAAGATTAGACTGAGAGCAAAAAAATGGTTTGGTTAAAAGATTTTATAACATGGCCGTGGCGCAAATATAAAGCCTGGAAGAAAAGAAAAGAAATACAAGAACGGGATCCTTTTATCTACAAATGATTACTTGGGGAATAAGTGCAAACAGTCATGATGCTTCTCTAGCCGTGTTTACAAACACAGGAGTAGAGTTTGCGAGTCATAGTGAGCGATTTAGTGGTGTTAAAAATGACCCGCATCTAAATCAAGGATTAATTAATCATGCATTAAAATGGGGAGAGCCTGATGAAATTATTTGGTACGAACGGCCTTTTAGAAAGAGCCTTAGACAACTTAGAGCAGGACAAGGTTGGAATTTTAGAGAAAATAATATACGCAGTTATCTTAGGTCCTACGGCATTACTGCTCCTATTAGTTACACTAGCCATCACCATAGTCATGCTGCCGCTGGTTATTACACTAGTCCTTTCCGTGATGCTACTATTGTATGTCTTGATAGCATTGGAGAATTTGAAACTTTTACAGTTTGGGAAGGCAAGGATGATGTTCTAAAGAAACGTTACAGTCAAGGGTACCCTAACAGTTTAGGTTTATGGTACAGTGCAATGACACAACGTATAGGACTCAAGCCTAATGAGGATGAATATATTCTTATGGGTATGGCTGCATACGGCGACTATATGAAATACTATGGGGACATTATAAACGACTTCTTTACTAAATTGCCTGACAGTAAAGGATTAAAGATTAAATTCAAACACAATTTACACCGAGGGTGTAAGCGGTGGCGTCCTGATCTTACTACAGAACAAGACATGTTTGACATAGCTGCTGCTACCCAAAAGGTATATGAGGTACTGTTCGAACGAATAATACGCATAGTTTCATCTAAATACAAAAGTCGTAATCTTGTTCTTATGGGTGGGTGTGCATTAAATTGTTCAGCAAACAGTATAGCACAGAAGTATTTCCAGCACGTATGGATTATGCCCAATCCGGGTGATGCAGGGTCAAGCATAGGCGGACCGCTTGCCCATATGAAAAAACACATAGCATGGAAGCACCCTTACCTAGGGTATAACATAGAAGGAGAATACCCTGTTGAAGAAATCATCCAAGAACTCAAAACCACCGGAATATGTGGAGTCGCTAACGGCGGTGCTGAATACGGTCCTCGTGCTTTTGGTAATCGTAGCCTTCTTGCTGATC